GCCATGTCCACAGCGTTGATGGCGTACTGACCGACCTGCACCGTCCAGTATTTGAGCGCCTTATCGACCTCTTTGCCCTTGTCATGGGCTTCGGACAGGGCTTCTATCAGGCGCTGGGCTTTCCGGTCTTTCTCCGGCAGAAATGCGTACAGCGTCACGGGGTCGACCTCTTCCAGCATGGCAAGCACCCAACTGAGGTCAATGTCCCTGTCTGCCCGTGCGGTCGCTTCCTCGTTGCTCTTTCCCGCCTCGATCATGGCAAGGATGTAGGCTTCCACGGCCAGTTCGTAGTAGCGCTGCCTTGCTCTCCGGGTGGATTCGTCGTATACGCCGTTCACCTGACGAATCAGGTTAATCTCGTCGAACTTGGCAAGCTTCAGTCCGTTAAACGCTTTCAGGTTTTGACGGTTCATGTCGCGGATTGCCTGGTCCGCACGGTCGTAAATCATTCGGCATCATCCGTTCCGCCGTTCCGGGAATGGGCCTTTTCACGGCACTCAGCCCGGTCGTACACCTGGTTGTTTGCCCGTTTCTGGAAAGACCGCTTGCATACCGGGCAGACGCCCGTTGCGTTCTTCGGATGGCCGGAGCCTGTCAGATTGCCGTGCCTCAGATACCCGTCCGAAGTGAGTGTGCTTCCCGCTCCGCCGCCTACGCTGGCAGTACCGCCGGAAGAGGACGATCCGCCCGTTCCGTTCGCACCGGCCAGGGCATCCAGTTTTGCCGCCTGTTCTTCCTGGTAATCGTCGAACACGATGGCATCGCTCTCCGGGTCTTTGGAAAGGTGGCTGAACTTGAACGCCTGGACCGCTGGCATCCCAGCCGCCCGAAGCGTGTTGAAACTCTGCGTCTTGACCAGCAGATCTTCGTAACTCTGCCGCCAGAACTTCGGTTCCAGTTCGGAGATTTTGAGGCCGGTCAGCGTGTTGGTATCGGAGCAGATTTTTAGGGCAATCCGCAGGAAATCAGTTTCGGCTGCCTTCCACATGCCCTGAGTTTCAAGCGCTCTCGCTTCCGCATGCCACCAGCCGTTCTTCATGATGACCGCGCCGTTATTGCTGGAATCGCCCGTATTGGCGTTGCCCTGGGCTGGCATACCGACGATTTGCAGGATCGTTTGGTACATGTCATCCACAAGGGTCTGCGTCTGCGCCTGGTCCAACTGCTCGTTTAGGTAGTACACCCGGCTGGACCGTCCGTCCGTGGACGGTGGCAGTTTCAGCGCTCCAAGGTCTTTCAGTTCAAGCAACTGCTCACGGGTGATGTCCACCCCTTCAAAGACCATGATGGCCTGAATAAACTGCTCGATGCCGTCCAGGCGGTTGGAAGCCACCTTGGAAAGCCCGTCCAGCAGGGGGAGCACCACTTCAAACGCGCCCATATAGAGCGGATTGCACGGATATTCAATCAGGGAAACCATGCCGAAGTTGTGATGCACTTCGTTCGTGATTTCCATTTTGTCGCCAACGCCTTCGATGGTGTAGGTCACGTTGTCCGTGTAGACCGTATAGCGGATGCCGCTTTGTACGCCATTTTCATCGTCCGTGTAGACGTAGGTCACGCCCATCACGACCCGCTTGGTCACGTCGTTCAGCCGGACAACAAACGTGTTCATGGCTTCCGGGATATAAATTTCAAACGGCGCTTCGTCCAGATAGTCCGCTGTGACCCGTCCACGGTCATGCACGACCAGCCGATAGCCGACCCCGTATGTAAACATCTGATGGGCCAACTCCAGGTCCTTTGTCTGCTTCCCTTCGGACAGCATCATGTCGTTCAGTTTGGCAACCTTATCCGGAACGCCGTCCTGCCTTGCGCGGCTGGTGTACTGAATCGGCTCTCCGGCAAACTCAGCCGTCTTGAACGTGACAATCTCATTGGCAACGTTCACAACGACCTTGTTATTGATCTCTCCGTTGACCTTTTTCTCCCGAAGCAGAATCGGCTGAATCCCGCGAATATAATTAGCCAGATACCGCTCTTCTTCGCGGTTCTGACTATGCACGTTCATCGCCTTCTGCAATACGTCCACCACGTTTCCCCGCGTGATTTCCGCATGAGACGTATAAATCTGTCTCCGTCCGTGCAGTACGTTCGGCATAGCGCCGTAACTCATTGCCCGAATCATCTCGTTCTCTGTCTGCGCCATACCGTCACCCCCTCCGCAGGCCAAAAACAAAAAACCGCGCCGCACTACCCCTTTCGGAGTACCGTGCGACACGGTTGTCTAACACATCCGGTTAGCCACCTTTGTTATAACATATTCTTATATCATATGTCAAGTTATTTCTTATATTTATAACATGCGATGATATTTGAGTGCTTTTTTACTCATTACCATAGTCTTTCAAACACTTCATTCTTAATCATTTAAACATTTTTTCTTTCTTTTTTTGCTTTATCTCTGCATGTTTCAGAACAGTATTTTTGACGACCTGTTATTTTTTCATATTCTTTTCCACAAAACAAACAAAAACTTTTAACATGCCTATCACTGTAAAATTGACGATTACGACCTCGCCCTGTTGGAATTGACAAAGCTTCTTCTTCTGTCCATCCAAGTTTTACAATCCTGTCCCGGATAGTAGCATAGTTAAGACCACGAACAGAGCATTTGTGCCTTAGGGATTCATCTGCATAAATAGACGGCTCATCTATCGCCTTTTCCGCATCCCATCCCATTTTTGTTATTCTATTGTGGATCATGTCGTAGTTTTTTCCAAGTTCTGTGCAAAGTTTAAGAAGCTGCACATGCTTTCCCTTGTAATCAACCCATATTGTATTTCTTTTGTTATATGCCTGTTCTTTAAGTGGTATCCATTTACAGTTTTCCGGACAATAGTCTCCGTTTACATCTATCCTTTCAATAGTTAAATCATCAGCATATCCGTTTTCATAAGCCCAGTCGGCAAAATTATCAAAAGATTCCAACCAAGGCTTATACATTTTTATTCCTCTGCCACCATAATCTGCATACCTTTCATCGTTTTCTGACAAGCAGCGCTTTTTTATACCATTCCATTTACTCCAAAGATAATAATTTTCATTTATTTTGTGAACGTAGCGAGGCGGTATTTTTCCTTTGTTTTTTCTCATGATTTTCTCCTTTACCACAGTCTTTGCATGACTTCCACCTTGCCGGAAGACAATGTTCTGATAAGAGCAGACAGTTGTGCGATTCCGTCCGGTGCATCGTCATGAGGTACCTTTCCATTCCGCGTGAAGGTGGTCAGTTCACGGATCATCATGCCGTACTGACTTCCAGGCTTATATAGTGAACTGTCCAGGAAGTAGAAGTTCTTTAAGATATTGTCCGATTCTACTTCGATTCTTGTTGTCTTTTTCTGCAATGAGCGCTTTAGTCTGATACTGATATTGTAGTTTTGCTTTTTGCACAGTTCCTCTACGTCACGGGCAAAGTATTCTCCTGCGCTGTTTGATTCAAACTGAGCCAAAGATACCTTATGCTTGATCAGCATATTAGCGCACTCCGGCTTTGTATGCTCCGGCGTTGAATTATCAAACACGACATCCGGAATCATGACATCATCACCATAGACATACGCCACCGGCATACACACGCTGTCCGAGCCTTTTTCTGCCGTATCACATGCGGCAATAATAGCATCAGGCTGTCTTTCCGGCAGACGGAAGAATCTGTTCAGCTTGTCTTCCGGAAACAATCTCCCCTTTGCTTCAAATGGCTGCTGCTGAAACTGTGACTTCCACTGCATTTCCGTCACAAGTTCCCTTTCGTGTCGATAATACTGTGTAGTGAACATCGGCTTTCCGTCCAGGACGATGGCAAAATTGCTTTCGTCCGTTATCGGGTCAAGAGCTGGGATCTCCAGCACCTTTGTCCGCCATCCCATGGTCGGTGCTACTTCCTGCAATCTACCAAGCGGATCGTACAGAGAATATCTCGTCCCCTGTGCCACAATCGGGCATCCTTCCAAACGTCTGCCTAAAATGTCACCGCGAATCTTGTCCCACAGGAAGTCAAGTCTGTCCCTGTTGACGGCTTCTTCTTCATTCTTCACGCAGTCATCGAGATAAATCAGTCCGTCCGGTGTGGCCTCTGTTGAGCCTGTGATCTGACCGTCGATTGGTCTGCATGTGATGGTCGCAAAGCGT